GAGGTTCAGGCAACTGATGAGGTTCAGGCAACTGATGAGGTTCAGGCAACTGATGAGGTTCAGGCAACTGATGAGGTTCAGGCAACTGATGAGGTTCAGGCAACTGATGAGGTTACTTTGGTTCAAAAGGTTCCAAGTTATCCCCATGATTTTCCGATGCTGTCTTCTTTTTGAAAATACCACATTTTTTTATCCATAACAAATAATTATCTTTTTATATTTATTTAAATAAATATAAAAAAATTGAAATGTTATTTTATAACAGACTCGTTAAATACTAAACTATTACATGTTATCCAGTTCTCCAACAGGAAATGTATTGACACAACCATGTTTGGTTGTCTGTGAATTTTGGCAGCCTGAACCCGGGTGTACTAGTAGTGATGGAACTACCATAATAGAATTTTACAAGTTTGGTCCTGAATTTGATCCCGACACTATTCCACAAATATTCGAGGTTATTAAGAAGGACGACCAAGATGAATTTATGAAGCACTATTGTATTGAACCAGGACAGTCTCTGTGGACTCAAGGATTCGGTAATGCTTGTTTAAGTTGTTGTAGTGGTTATTCTAAGACCAACTTCTTTTTTGATATCAAGGATGCTCGTCCAGTAGGACAACACGGTGACGACGAGTATTTTGAATCGCGTGAACATACCTATACGGTTATGCTGGAGCAAGCTGTTGAATATATATCAAATGCACCTATTGAAGAACCAGATGAAGTTGGAAGATCACTAACTGATCAAGAAATACAAATGATCGATGAATTGGGGCGTGAGATTTTGAAGGCTTCTGCTGAACATCATTTTAGTGATATTCCTCTTATTCAAAAGAAGATTGCAGAAATTCAAAAGGTAATGTTTGAATAAAAATTAAATATTTATTTTATAATAAAAACATAAGTATTATACTTTTTACATGTCATCCAGTTCTACACCAGGATTTCAATTGACACCTCTACGAATAAAACTAAAGTGTTCACGATGCGAGAATAGATATGAAAAATCAATTTTTGAAAAAAAGCAAGTTCACTGTACTGCTGCACAAAACAGACTTTGTCGTTTTTGTCAAGGGGGGGATAAACTTAGGAGTATTGAGAAAAACAGAAATAGGAAACGCGAGATTATACGAAAACAAAAAATGGAACAAGAAAACAGTCTAGAAAAAGTAAGAATAAAGATTCAAAGTCTTGAGTCTACAATCGTACATTTCCAACAACAAATTTTGGCGTTTGAACAGAGAATCGTGGAACTTAAAAAGTTGGCAAAAATGTGAATAACTTTTTTTATATATATATATATATAAAACCTAAACATAAGATTTTATATCTAAATTATTCATTATAAAATTGTTATTTTAAATACTAACATATTATGTTAGTATTTAAAATTATAATTCAATTAATAAATTAATGAGACTATTAATATTACTTACTTTGTTAAATTTTGTATCTTCATATAATATAGAAGATGATTATAAATTAGAATTTACAGGAATACAATCAAGTAATCCAAAACAATACAAAAATGGAATGAATAATAATCAAATATTATTTACATCTAATAATTTGACTAATGCCGAAAATAAATGTGGTTCTTTAGATAATTGTAATGGTATATTTTGCTATACTAACAATAATATTTATAGATGTAATGGACTTGAAGATGTAGGTAAAGGAGTACCTTCAAATTTAGATTCTAGTAGTTATCGACGTATTCAATATCATAGATATAATACAAATAATCATAGTATTCAAGGTTACACATATGATGATAGTAATTATCAAAATGAATACTATTTGGATTTAAATAATAATGGAAAATATGATAAGAATGAACCAAAAACAAAAGCTGTTAATAATAGTTTTATTTTTGATAATCTATATCCTGGTAATTATATAGTTAAACAAATTGTTTCTGATAATTGTTATCAATGGTTTCCCTCACTAGATGGCACAGGTATTAAAACCAGCAAGATAAAAGGTGATGGATATGGCGACGTTGTTCTAGAATATCATAGTAGTAATACAGGAACACATCTTAAACCATACGGTGGAATATTTAATACAGGAGAATCAAATACTCCTGTAACTTTTGATTATGTATTAGGTTATAATCCTAACACATTTATTTCATTACCAGAAGATTCATATATTGTTATTGGATTTACTGATGAAACAATTATTAATACTGATGGTTACGATATTACTGTAAAAGAAATTGGTAGCGGAGGAGAAGAAGCAAACGTTTATGTTTCACATAACCTTGTAAATTATACATTTATAGGAAAAGCATATACAAATAGAAAAAATAATTATGATTTAAGTGATATTAATTATAACGATCCTGTTCATGCTATTAAAATAGAAAGTACAAAATCTGGTAATGGGGTATGGAATGGTTTTGATTTAGCTTATGTCCAAGCAGAATATAGTAGTATCAGTTTTAGTCCTTTTTCATATACGGTAAATGTTCCAAATTCAGAAGAGATTTATTTCTTTAATAATTGTGATTATTTAGATTCTTGTGAACATCATTGTGCTGTTACTACTATATTTGATGATTATGATTACGAGTCTTGTAAAATAGGTTGTGATTTATTTAATTTAAATAATATTAGTTTTGATGTTTGTCATACTCATTGTCAGGTAAATTCAGATGTAAACATTACACAATGTAATAATGGTTATTTTTATAATCTTAAAAAAACTATTTATCCTACATATGATGTTTTATTTAATATGACAATCGACGATAAATTTTTAATTGACGACTGTTCTACTAGTTCGTGTTTTTTAGATAAATTAAGTTATTGTACTTATAATGATACTTGTAAATCTTTATCGATCCAAAATGATCACATATCATTGTTTAATGATGTAAATCATAGTTATACTAGTGATAACAGTATTTTTCTTACTAAATCACAATATTCAAAAAGTAGAAGATGTAAAACATCAACAACATCAACAACATTATCAACAACATTATCAACAACATTATCAACAACATCAACAACATTATCAACAACATTATCAACAACATTATCAACAACATCAACAACATCAACAACATCAACAACATCAACAACATCAACAACATTATCAACAACATCAACAACATCAACAACATCAACAACATCAACAACATTAACATCAACATCATCAACAACATCAACAACATCAACAACATCAACAACATCAACAACATTAACATCAACATCATCAACAACATCAACAACAACATTAACATCAACAACATCAACAACATTAACATCAACATCATCAACAACATCAACAACAACATTAACATCAACATTAACAACAACAGGAACAACAACATTAACATCAACAGGAACAACAACATTAACATCAACAGGAACAACAACATTAACAACAACATTAACAACAACATTAACAACAACCTTAACATCAACATTAACAACAACATTAACAACAACATTAACATCAACAGGAACAACAACATCAACATTATCAAGTACACTGAATAAAGCTACTACGAATACTAGTACAAATACAACTAGACCAGATGCACTTCCATATAATTCTAATATAACAAATAGTTCTAATCAATCTTCTATACCAAATAAAGATAATAATAAATTATTAAATACTAGTTCAATTATTTGGATAGTATTTTTTGTTATTGTAATAATTGGAATGGTTTTTTTTTGTACATTTAGAAAAATAAGGAGAACAAACATAGTTATAAATCCTTTACATTCATTCTCTGATTCAAGAACTTTAGAAAATCCTATATATAATCATACAAGTTCTACTAATTTATAAATAAAATAAGTTATGTAACAAATAATTTATCTTCTTCACTTAATACTTTTACATTTTTATAATATTCATTTAGTGCTATTTTAGCTAATTGAATATTATCATTACAATTAATATTATAAACTTTATGTAAAGCAACACTTACAGATTGTGTTACAATTTGTTTTTTTGTCAAGATACAAGTATTATCAGAATCATCATTATCAGAATCATCATTATCAGAATCATCATTATCAGAATCATCATTATCAGAATCATCATTATCAGAGTCATCATTATTAGAATCAACATTATCATCTATATGACAATCAGTATGATGATTATCTAATTCTTGTTGTGTCTTGAATAATTCAACGGATGTTAAACAATTATGATGGAGACACCAAAAGTTATCAATTAAAATAGTATATAAAGTATTGTCCATTATATTTATTATTATTGATAATAAATATATTTATTATCAATTTTTAATTCTACCATATTAATAATATGAATGAAATCTTATATAAAAAGAAATATTATATATTTAAAAACAAATATTTAGAATTAAAAAATCAATATGGTGGTTTATATAATAATAAATGTCATCAGTGTAAATATACAAAATATCCACATATAGAAGCAACTAAAGTAATGAATGATTTGGGATTTAATTTAGTTGTCCAACAAGGTGTAAGATACGAATCAATTTATATATTAGTAAAAGATCATATTTTACAACCAACACATTTAGCTTATATTACATTAGGTGCGTTAAAATTTAATAAATATATAAGTAAATTTGGTATTAAATGTAAACAAACTGTTGCTCTTGACATAGACAATAAAACTGGAAAATATGAACATTTTCATAGTTGGATATATATGACATATATTCCAGATGAGTTATTAGATTCTTGTTCAAAATGCCCGAAAGGAGTTAAGTGTACATTAAATAAAAAAATATTTGGTGTCCCTTTTAAATTATCAAGAAAAACAGATATGGGGGAATGTAGATTATATGATAAAAAAAATATTAAATATAAATTAACACCGTTTTTAAAACCATCTAAAAAAGATAAAACAATTTTTGCTTATTTTAACGGAACAACAGTTTATGATATGTTAAAATTTCAACAAATATATTTTAATAAAGTATTCAAGTTAATAAAAAATAAATTTAAATGGGGACGTAATGTTGGAATAGTAATGTTTATAACACATGATAATAAATTTATATTTGCTTCTTTGCCTTTTGATCCAAAATTACATTTACTAAGAAAAAATCATTAAAGACAAAATTATAATAATTATAAATGAATTATTCAAAAGAGATATTTGTTAAAGATTATTTTGAGATTCACACATTTTATAAAAAGCAATATGGAAATAAAGTAATTATTTTAATGCAAGTTGGTTCTTTTCATGAATGTTATGGTACGAATGTAGATGGTTTAGGAAAAGATTTATTTAAAGTAGGAGAATACTTGAATGTACTTGTAACAAAAAAAAATAACAGTAGAATGATTGGTTTTCCTATTTATACAATAGATGATTGGGTTGAAAAATTAATTAAAATTGATTATACTGTAATAGTAATTGATCAAACTACAGCTCCGCCTAAACCAAAAAGAGAAATAACTGGAATATTTTCCCCAACGACATATTTAGAAAAAAATAGTAATTATTCTGAATCAAAATCAACTAATTTGATATGTATTTATATTGACGCTTTAAGAATAAAAAGTTTTAAAGTACAAAAAACACCATTATTGTGTATTGGTTTAGCTTGTTATGATCTTACAACAGGAAATGGATGTGTTTATCAAACAGTATCTAATGATAATGATTATATGTATGCCTTAGATGATGCTATCAGATGGTTAGAAAATTATCCACCTTGTGAAGTTATATTAGATTTTTCTAAAAATTTAAATAAATATATTGAAAATAATAATAAAATAAATAATTTATCACTAAATGAAATGATTGCTTATTTAAATTTAAATGAAAATAACCATAAATTATATAAAATTCATAATTTAGAAAAACTAATAAATATTTCATATCAAAAAACAATAATTGATAAAGTATTTAAATCTTCACAAATTGATTGTATAGAAGAATTAGGTTTACAATATTATAATCAAGCTTTACTTGCATTATCTAGTTTACTAGATTATACTATTAATCATCAACCTATTTTAGTTTACAAATTAAATAAACCTATTTATTATTCAAACAAAGATAAATTATTTCTTGGAAATAATTCATTAGAACAGTTGGATGTATTACCAGAAAAAAATAAACCAAGTTCTTTATTTGAAGTAATAGATTTTACAAAAACAATTTTAGGTAAAAGATACTTAAAATCAATATTATCTAATCCTTACGCAAATGAAGATAAAATTAATTTTAATTATAATTTAATTTCCAAATTATTAGAATTAACTATAAGTAAAGAAATAGGTAAATTATTATCTGATATTTGTGATCTAAATAAATTAAATAGACGATTGAAACTAGAGAAAATTCATCCATTTGAACTTTATAATATATACTTGTCAATTCAAAACATATTAGAATTAGTAGATTATATTGAAAATTATAAAGAATTAAATGAAATATTAGATTTTAAAAAAGAAAATATTAATTTGTTAAGATTATTTATTGAATATATTGAAAATACATTTGATTTGGATTATATATCAAGTTTAAATTTTATTAATTATAAAGAAGAATCATACAATTTTATAAAGAAAACAAAATATACTAAAATTGCTGAACTAGAAGAAGGAATAAAAGTAGGGGATAATTTTATGGAGTTGCTAATGAATGAATTTACTAAGATTATCGAAAGTGGTGGAGAAAAACGATTTATGAAAAAGGATAATAGTTCTCTTGTAATATTAAAATATAATGATCAAAATGGTCATTATTTTACAGTTACGAAAATTAGAGGGAAAAAATTAAAAGATGGACTTTTAAAAAGTCATGGAATAAAACTTGGTAATCAAAAAATAGATATTAAAGATTTAGAATTTATTGATATGCCTAGATCTAGTACAACTAAAATATTTTGTAAAGAAATGAAAACAATATCTTCAAATGTAGTTGATTTAAAATCACAATTAGCAACTGAAATTAAAAAAAAATTTTATGAAGAAATTAAAATTATTATTAATAATTATTCAGAGAGTTTAGAATATTTTACTGATAAGATTTCATTCGTAGATTTTATTAATTCAGGTGCTTTATGTGCGGAAAAACTAGGATATTCAAGACCACAAATTGTAAATTATTCTAATTCATTTATCGATGTTGAAAATATTAGACATCCTATTGTTGAAGTTATAAATGAAGATATATGTTATCAACCTCATAATTTATTACTTGGAAAAGAGATGAATGGTATTTTATTATATGGTATTAATAGTTCAGGTAAATCAACTTTAATGAAAGCACTTGGTTTAAATATAATTTTAGCACAAATAGGATATTATACAGCTTCAACTAAATTTCATTATTATCCATATAATAATTTATTTACAAGAATTGTAGGTAATGATAATATTTTTAGGGGAATGAGTTCATTTATGGTTGAAATGGTAGAATTAATGTCAATTCTTAAAAGAAATGATAAAAATACTCTAGTACTAGGAGATGAGATTTGTCGTGGAACAGAAGAGAAATCAGCAAATATTATAGTAGCGTATATGTTAGAAACATTACAAGAATCAAAATCAACATTTATAACAGCAACACATTTACATATGATTTCAGAATTACCAACCGTACAAAAATTGGAAAGAGTAAAGGCGATGCACTTAAAAGTAAATTACGATGATCAAAATGAAACTTTAATTTATAGTAGAGAATTAGTTGAAGGTCAAGGTGAAAAATATTATGGAGTTCAAGTTGCCAAATATGTAATGAAAAATGATCATTTTAATAAAAGAACAAAAGAGTTAGAATTAGAATTTGAAAAAATTAATGTTAAACAAAGTACATATAATAAAAAAAATTGGAAAGATTGTTGTGCTATTTGTGAATCTAAAAATAATTTAGAAACACATCATATTAATTTTCAAAAAGATTGTAAATCAAATATAGTAGTTGATAAACCACATATTAAAAAGAATAATAATTATAATTTAGTTACCTTATGTACTAGTTGTCATGACAAAGTAGATGTAGATTTAATTGTTATTAAAGGTTGGTTAGATACAACTAATGGTAGAAAATTAGATTATCGCTTTAATGATAAAAAATCTAACAATAAAAAATATAAACTTGATGATATAGAAGCAATTAATCAATTCAAAGGAAAAACTTTAAAAGAAGCAAAAATGTTACTAAAAAAGAATAAAATAGACATTTCAACAAATACAATATCAAAAATATGGAATAATAAATATTAATATATATAATGACATATGAAAATAAATTTATTAAAACATAAAAAAATGTATGGTGGCGCAAAAAAAGGAGATTATATTAGACAAATGGATGGATTGGGAAGTATCAAAAGGTACTATTAAAACAATAATTAATAAATTAGATAAATCCTGGAAAGAATAACCTCCATCAGATTACAGAAATGAAAGAAATACCCGGTTTGTTTGATTATATAAAGTCATATATTAAAATAAGAGTAGAAGAAAGTTACAACACACCACAAGTAAAACATAAAGCTGGTTCTAATATGGAGTCATTTATTAAAATAACAGATACCACTCGTTTTTGGACACAATATATGTCATATCCTTCTAAATTACATAAAGTTGGAAAAGAATATATTAAGAAAATAAGTGAATGTGAATTAATAAAAGATATTTATAATGAATATACTATAGAAAATTATAGAGGTAAACCGATTGATATAGAAGGTAGTAAATTAAATTTATTTTATTGTAATATATATTTATATCTTAATAATATCTAACAATACATATATGAATTAGATAAAACTAAAGATATTAAATTATTCATATAATTGAAGTGATATTAATGATGAACTTGAAATATTACTACTAATATCTTCGTATTTTGGTGGTATTTCTGTATCATCATTATTCTCAGTTGGTTCATATGTTAATAAATAATTAGTACGCGTATAAGAATTGAAAAATATTTTTTTAATTCCATATCCTAAAGCACAAATTATAAGAATTTCTACACCTAATAGTATCATTATACTATATTAGATAAATTTATATAATATATGTATTCAATACCAATTGTTTTATTAAATGATATACAAAAACTTTTAAAAAACAAGTTTAACTTTTATTATAAATTTATAATTTATAATAAATTTTTATGATTGTTAAACTTGTTTTTTTAGTTCTCTTATATTTAATGTTATATTCTACATCCTCAACAATAGTATTATTATCTTATTTATTTGGTCAAAATAAAGAAATAATGAATATTGTTAAAAGAAATTTAAGTGATTTATTCAATATAACTTATCAGATTGGATTTAACTCACCCATTTATTATACTGGTAATTATATTAAAACTGATAATGTAGATATTATAATAGCAAATCATATTAATACTATTGATTTTGTTTTAAATAATGTAATTGTTAATTATTTTGATAAAAAGAATTTCAATTTTATAATTTCAAAAAAAGTAACTTATTTACCAGGACTTGGTTTTTTACTTTCATCGAGTACCGATATAAAGTTAAATAGGAAATTATTAGAAGATAAAGATAATATTGTAAATAGTATAAAAAAGATAAGAAATGGAATAATTATATTATTTCCAGAAGGAACTAGATTTACACCTGAAAAACATAAATTGGCAAAAGAATATTCAACTAAAAATAAGTTACCTGTTTTTAAAAATACATTATATCCAAAAATGAAAGGAATACATTTAATAATAAACATTTTAAGAGAAAATAATAGATTAGGTAATTTAATTGATTTGACTCATTATGTTGAAAATAATAAAACATATATGAAAGATATGTTAAAAGAAGAGATGGGTAATACATATTCAGTTATAAATACATATAATATACCAAAAGACAATTCTTTAGAAGATTATGATTACTTTAAAAGTTGGTTTTTACAAATCTGGCAGAAAAAGGATAATTATATTGATAATATAAAAAATTATAATTATCAAAAATTACCTGTTAAATTAAGTCCTATTTATTTAACAAGTGTATTTCTAATAGTTATTTTTTATGTATTTATCAATGTAAAAACTAAAGGAAAATATTTTATAGGAACATTAATTTTATCATATATTATTACTCTTATTAGAAATTTAAGGTAGTAATGTTTTTGCAGCATCAACTGCTAATTTATCAGCCATAAAATTACCATACCATAAATAATAATTTTTTGAATTTTTATCGGGTTCTACTTTATGAGCTTTAACGTGTTTAAAATTTATTTTAAATTTTAATGATAATTGATAAAGTGTTTTCATTAATTCAAGATTTTCAATCACTTTACCATTAGATTTAGTCCAATTTTTTTTCTCCCAATTTTTTGCCCATTTTGTAATTGAATTTACTATATACATACTATCAGTATATATAATAACCTTTTTATTATCTAATTTTTCAGTACTAGATACAATTTCAATTGCTTTAACACAAGCTGTTAATTCAGATACTTGATTTGTCACCTTTAATAATTTAGTTTCTTTTAATGGTAACATTAAATTTCTATCATCATTATCACCAAAAAAAACACCAGAACCACCTATTCGATTTCCTTTTTTCTGATTATTTAATGTTGAACCGTCTGTGAATATATTTATAACTTCCATTAAAGAAAGTTATAAATAAATTTATATATTTAAAATCAATTTTTAATAAGTTTAAATTTATAAATAAAAATTGTAATTAAAGTAAATGGAAAACTTGCCTATTAAAGCTTATGACCCAAATTCGGTGTGGCTAAATAATATTAGTCACGATAGCCGTATTGATTATTTTTTCACACAAAGAAAAATAATAGAATATGATGAAAAACTAGATGAAAAAACATTAGAAAGAAAAAAGAAAAAAAAATCAGTTACAATAAATTTTTTAGCAATTAATTTACCAAATAATCAATTTAAAAATATTTCAAATTTAATAGTTGATATTGAAATTTGGGGAGAATCAAAATATCATTATACTGGAAGTTTAACTAATAAAATTGGTGACTTTCCAAGTTTATTACTTAAATTAGATAATGATAAAGAGTTATTTATAAAATTAATATATAGAGATAAAGAAAAAATGTTAAAATCTTTTATAAAATTTATACCTATTTTAAAAAGATATCAATCTATACCAGAATAAAATTTAATATAAATACAAATTATTATTATTGAAATTTCATATTTATATAAATATAGTACACCTGGAAGATAATCTAAAATATATTTTAGATTATTATGTTCATTATAAGTATATCCTAATTTGTTAACTAATTTTTCTATATTAACATTACCAGGTGCGGATATTATAACAGGGATATTATTATTAATTAACACCCTGTTTTTATTAGTGATAGTATATTCTGATTCAAAAAACTGTATATTGTAAAATAACCTATTATCTAAATCTATTACTATCTTATCATCATTATTACATAATTTAGTAAAATATTTTTGATCATCTTCATATCTCGAATTAATAAAATCAATTAAAATATTTTTAATTGAATTATTATAACCCATAAATAATCCAGCACTCAAAAAATTATTTTTACACATACTAAATTTTTTATTTTTAAAAGATTTTATTAAAATATTATTACTATTATCATTTGAAAATACAATATTATAATTTTTGTAATATTTAATAAACTTGTTATATAATTCTTTATCATTGCTCAATACTAAACTATCAAATGCGTCTAAACAACATATAATTTGATTATCTCGAAATTTGTCAAGATATTTTAAAATATATTTTGCTCTATTTTTCCATCCTTTCCATTTTTTTTTAAAACCTATAATATTTAATTTAACTTTATTTTTTTTACAACTTTTTATTAAATTATTAAATAATCTTTCTTTATGAGTGGCAAATGTTACAAAAATAATATTACTCATTTATATTATATTATAAAATACTTTTACTAATTATAACATGAATCATTAATTAATTTTTTGTTGTAATAGCTGAATCTACTATCAACAAATAGGAGCTCAAAGATGTCTATAAGATTTAAATCAATTGTATTTTATCATTTAAATTATTAAAAACCATTTTATAATCATTTAAAACTTTGTGTATTAAAGTTTTTATATCATTTTTACTTAATTCATAGTGTAAAACTATTTTATCATCTAAAGGATGGGGTTTATTATAACCTGCAAATACAATATCATTTTCTTTTTGTAGTCCCTGAGCTAATATACAACCTAATATCTGATCTATATTTTCTAAAACAATTTTTCCTTTTAAATTATTTGATTCTGGTATTTTACTACATATATTATCAAAACTATTTTGTATGTTTTTTGTAGCAAAATCTAAAATATTTAATTCATCGAGTTGACCTTTTGATTCTAAAATTAAATCATAATCATTTGTACTATTTTGTTTAAATGTAAAAATAGAAACAGGTGAAAATATAGCAGAACTTTCTTCAGTGCCTAGTTCAGTAACTGTAGATAATTTAATTTTTTGTTTAGGTTGTAACTTAACAATTGGAATATTAACTAAATAAGGGGTATCTATTTGTTTTTCTTTCAAATAAAATTTACAATTATCTGTTCCAACATTAACAATTTCATCTGTGGTATTTTCATATTCTAAATACATTGTTAATTGATTTATAGATGAAATATTAATTTTATTATCATTATCTATATTAAGATCTAATTCATCATTAGTGTCTATATCCATTTTATTATTTTCTGTTTCTTCGTCATTGGGTACAAATATAGCTTCTTTTGATTTAATACCCAGTACTGGTAAATTTTTAATTCTTAATTTAAGATAATTATTATTAAAAATACTTGTATTATAAGTTATATTAATTTCTGTAAAAGCATAAATAGGTATTGATGTTAATGTAATTCTTCTTAATGTATTTACAATAACGTTATCTATATCTGGTCCTTTCAAATTTATTTCTAATCTGGAATTAAGTTTATCTTGATCCCATAATATTTTTTTAACTTGAATATTACTCATTATTAATATTAATAATAAATAAATTTTTATAACTTAATTTCAATTTTTACCGTTCATACCAAAGATCTTTATAATAATTACCCTCAAGATACTTTTGACGTTCTTCGTCTCTGTGTTGCTCTTTATATTCTTCATATAGTCTATCCTCATAGTCTTTTTCCGTTTCTACTGCGTCATCATTCCAACATTTAGTACACTCATCGGAAGGTGGAGAATAGTCTTTTTCACCCGACAATACAGTGACAGGATGAGTGGTCTCAGGATGAGTGGTCTCAGGATGAGTGGTCTCAGGATGAGTGGTCTCAGGATGAGTGGTCTCAGGATGAGTGGTCTCAGGATGAGTGGTCTCATTGTCAATAAATACTTCAAGTGTTGAAGAGGACATGTAAATTATTTATATTTAATACTAATTATAAATAAAATTTCAATTTTTTCAAGTAAATATATTTGACTCGTCGTTATTTCTAATATATAAAACGAGTCTTGATAGTAAAGAATTTGGACTACCAATAAATTCAGTACTTGTTGTTAATAAATATATATCAAGTAATACATTTTTAATTGATTTATATTTATCAGTATTTTGATAATGTAATCCAATATTATCAAAATTTTTTTCACTAAATGAAATTATTTTTGTTCCCTTTAAATAATCTATAAAATATGCTAATGAATCTGAATTATCAGTAGCAACATATAATAATTTATTTTTTGGTAGATTACTTGTATAATTATATATCGAATTTATCTTGTCTGTATTTCTAAAATGTAAGCCTGTATATTTTTTTTTATTTAATTCACTATTTAATAGTATATTTTGAATTTCACATTTTATATTATCTTGTATTCTTATATATTTATTTATTTTAAATCTATTGTTGCCACCATTCCCACAATAAATTTTAATATTCGTTTTCCATTTATATAAACTTTTTGATACTAGTTCATCACATAATTTATAGGTGTTAATAGATAAGACTAATAATTTAGGTTTATTTAATTTTATTTTTTCAATATAATCTTTTTTTTGTATATTTGTTTTTATTATATTATCATAATCTTCTGTAAATTCAAAATTATTTAAATAAAACATTTCACTAAAATTTAAATTAAATAAATTATTACATTTACAATCAATTAATAATTTATGATTATTTTCAATACACCAGTCAACACAATAAACTATACCACCTAACATATGAATTAATCCTTCAACACCTTTATATATAACATAATTTTCCATAAAATGTTATAAATAATAATAAATTAAACTTTAAATTAAACAATCTTATTTGGTAGATCATCGGGCATAATCTCAGGAAAAAGTTTATTAGAGTAAATAGCTGTTAATTTGTAAAATACTTTTACATTTTTATATAATGATTGTGTAAATATTTTCAATATTTTATTTTCTGAATCTATTCTTGTCCAATTGAGCAATAACTTTCTTTCTCTAAGAAAGTTTTCAATGTGTTTAGTTTCTAAATATTTCAAAAAAATATATACATTATTTAACTTTAAATATTCATTAGAATTATTTTTAAATCTTAATTTATTCTTAAAATATAAACCACGTAGTTGAAATAAAATATTTTTATATTCTTTTGGTAAGATATCATATAGTTCTTCATTTATGTGTTTTTCATCTTTGTTCCACAAAAGATTAAATAAGTGATATAATTCTGTTGTACATACTTTAAACATAGCATCTATAATACCAATAGTATCAAAAGATTCTGTTGTATTTAGAGGATTAACAATTTTTTTATATTTATAAGACTCTTTGTAATTGTTAAAATATTCTTTTAATTTATTAGTTTGATATAACTTGATAAATCCTCTGTATAAATTATTTGTTGATCCACATACTTTATAAAATTGATAAGAGGTAGTTTGAAATTTTAATATCATATTATTCGTTTTTATAATCATGCCTTCTTCTACTGGTTTTTCTGTAAGTTCGCTTAATTGATTATTTTTATCAAAAGTAGTTTCGTCCATTAATTTTTTTGGTAAGAAAATATTATTAGATAAAAACAAAGAATCAATATCTTCTGAATTAATTTCTTGGTGATTAGCTGTTGATCTACTAAAAATATAACATAGTTTTTTATAATCCTTACCAAATTCAATAGAATAATCAACAATGTTTGCATTTTGATGATGTATTAGAACAAAATGATATGTAAATGATTTATCTAGTATTTTTGTAAAGTCATCAAAAGTATTATAATTATCTTGTTGTATTACTTCCATAAACATATCGTATCTTGATTTAGATTTATCCAATACTATAGAATCTTTAGCATCTAAACATTTTCTAGATGATAAATACCATTTATCATTATAATAAAATAGAGAAAGCAATGTACCCTCGTAACATTTAAAAATCTGTTTGTCATTTTCTTGGACTTTATTTTTAACAAGATAATTCATCGCATCAATATTATATATAGGTGTGGGACAAGTATAACATACAATTTCAAAAGTATCTCTATTTAGAAAAACTGATCTACATTCTAGTTCAATAGGACATTTATTTTTTGAATCATATCTATTATACAAGAGAATCAAATTATCTTCGGGACAATCTTTTAGTAAAATTCCTATTTTAAATAGATTTGTTTTTAATAGTACAATTTTATCATCAGAATTTTGAATATCAATATTAGTAATATAATTATTAATTAAAAAGTTACTTGTTTCCATTAAAATAAATAGTTATTTATCTTTATATATATTGTTTTCATTTTTTTTAAATTAAAATTAATCATTTAAGAATCCATATCCTAAAATATTTAATGTTTTATTAACAGTTCGTGAAATAATAATCATCATATTTTTGTCAATACATACAGGTTTATCTAATTTAATAATTAGATTTGTATTAAAAATTTTTACAATACCAGTAACTGAACAAGTAGAGATTTGTAAATTTATTTTATCATTAACCTGTGGTATCCACTTATCATCTCCAAAATTAATATTATTATATTTTAATTCTATATTAACTTCATTATAAACAGGCGGTAAAGTATCCACCAGTCCAACAATATTCCCAGATAGATTATCATCTTTACAGTAAAAAGGATCTATAGTAGTTCTTATTCCAATCAATCCACCAGGAATAATACTATCAAGTTGTTCTGTATCTGTTTGAAGTGATATAACTTTAGTTTTAATTGTAATACATTCAAAAGTTCCATCCTCCTTTTTCTTAATAATACCGGGTTTAATTTCTATACTATCACCAACGTTTAATTTACCTGATACCAGACTACCACCTAATACTCCACCTTTAATATCTTTATAATGAATATTTTTTTTATTAATATCAAAACTCCTCGAAATTCTAAACTGAACATTACGAGATGTTTCATGAATTACAGGTGGAAAATATTCCATAATATTATCCAGTAAATAATTAATACCTACTGTTTTATTCATACAAACTGGAATAATAACTTTTGGTTTAATTCTTAATTCAAGTAAAAGTTTATCTAATTCATCTTTTCGTTCTAATGCTATTTTTTTAGAAACTAAATCTAATTTATTAAAACATATGATAACATTTTTAAAATTTGCTATTTTAACAGCCATTAAATGTTGAAGTAATTGTGGTTTCTTATTAATTGGTTCTGCCGCTGAAACAATTACAATCGCACCTTTCATTAGATCAATATTGGCAAGCATTGTCATAATCAATTCATAGTGTCCTGGACAATCAATAAAAGATATATGATTTACTAATTTACCATCCATTTTTTTTGATGAATTAGTAGATGATAAGTGATTATCATTTTTATATATTTTCATATTAGCATATCCTGGTTTAATAGTAATATTTCTTTTTTGTTCTTTACTATGTTTTTGGGTTTTTGTTCCTGTTAGTTGGTACACCGTCGTAGATTTACCATCAGATACACTACCGAGCATTCCTATATTAGTAATTGGTTGATTCATCATTATTGTACTTAATTCAGTCATTATTTGATATAATTTTATTAATAATATATCTTTTATTCAATATTTTTATTCAATATTTTTAAAAAATATATAGTTAAAATATTTAAAATAAAAATAATAACTATTTTAATGATAAATAAAAAAAATATAAAGGATTTGATTTTAATTCAAAGTAGATATAGATCGATAATCGAAGAATTAAAAAGATTAAATAAAAGATCTTTTTTTTTAAAAGAATGTTTAGTATTAATGAGTTCTAATTTAACGTATTTAAATAATAAAAAATTTTATAATAATTTAGATATTGATTTTAATATTTTATTTGAAGAATTACAAACTATTAAAATTAAAATAGACGAACTACCAGATAAAATTTCATTTAGAATTTTAAAAGATATTAATTTATCTGATTTAAGTTATCAAATATATGAAATAAATATGTTAATTATAAAATATATGAATCATATTTGTCCTAGTAATTTATTTATTTGTTTAGATTTATTAATTGGCAATGAAAGAGTAGCTAATAATATATCTAATAATGATTTACTAAAATTAGATTTATTAGATATAATATTTAGACCTGTTAGTTTATGGGATTCATATTTTCATAAAGAAGAAATTGAATATATAAAAACAACACAAATTAAAAAAACATCAAAAAATATATTAGAATCTTTATTTGAAAATAAAAGTAATAATGTATCATCTATAATTATAGGAGAAGATAGTTTACCTGGCTTTTTGAAAAATTTAAATGAAATTGTTATATCTGAAAAAAAAAATAAAAATGAAAAAAAAAATCACTATAATTATATCGATGTTTTGACAATATTTGATAATAATATTGATAAAATTAAAATTACAACTACCCATAATATAGATTCATTATTTGAAGAAAATTATGGTATAACTGTATATTTTAGAATTAATGATAGATTAATTGTAGTACAAGGAGTTATAAATGATGATATATTAGATATTAATAAAAAAAATTATTTAATTATACAAAAATTAAATGAAATTAAGAAATATATTAATTACGAAATAATAACAGTACCAAAAGGATTCAAAAATAAATTTATTGATACACTATCAATAAAAGACATATTAGTTAATAATCCAGGTCAAATAGGAACATTATTAAAACAAAAATATAATGAATACAAACAATTAAAAGGTAAATTTTTAATGGCATTAATAAATGAATTTTTATTAGCATCAAAAAATAGAAAAATGAATATATTAATTATATTATTGTTGGGCACAGAAACTGATAATAAATTAGCCTATTTATTATATGATATTTTAAAAATGAAAGATAAAAAAGATGTATCTACAGATATATATAATTCGCTACATTATAAACATAAATTATATTTAAATAACTCAAAAGAATTATTAGAAAAAGAAGAAAAAGAAATATTAACAATATCATCATCTGATATTTCATATGAACGAAGAATTAATTTATTAAACGCTAATGAGGATATAAAAAGTAAAGCGATTGAAAAACTTAAATCTCTTAAAAATAATTTTCAAGGAGATAGTAAAGCACAATCGTGGCTAGATGGTCTATTAAAAATACCTTTTGGTATTAATAAAGAAAATAATATTATGAATTTTAAATCTGATTTTATAGAAAAATTAGGAATAAATGTATATTCTTATAATCAAATAAATAATTATATTACAAATAATGAGGTAGATAATAAATTAATTCAAGAATGGACTAATTATAATAATGAAAGAAAAGAATATCTAATAAACGTAAGAACCAAGTTAGATGAAGCTGTACACGGTCACACAGAAGCAAAAACACAGTTAGAAAGAATTTTTGCTCAATGGATAAATGGTGAATCAAAAGGCGCCATTTTAGGTTTACTTGGTCCTCCAGGTACTGGTAAAACATCATTAGTTAAAAATGGTCTTAGTAAATGTCTACTAGATAATAATAAAACACCTAGACCATTTATCTTTTTACCTATTGGTGGTTCAGTTAATGGTTCAACCTTAGTTGGTCATAATTATACATATGTTGCATCTACATGGGGCAGAATAGCAGATAGTTTAATGACGAGTGAATGTATGAATCCTATTATTTTTATTGACGAAGTTGATAAAATTAGTAATACAGAACAAGGAAAAGAAATAGTTTCTATTTTAACTCACTTGACCGATTCTACACAAAATGATAATTTTGAAGATAAATATTTTGCAGGAGTACCATTAGATTTATCTAAAGCACTTATTGTTTTTTCATTTAATGACATATCTTTAATAGATCCAATTCTTAGAGATAGAATTACAACAATTGAAGTTAAAGCATATACTATTGAAGAAAAAGTAAAAATAATTCAAGACTATATGTTACCCGAAATAGTTAAAGATATAGGATTTTCAAAAGATGAACTTATATTTACACCTGAAATTATAGAATTTTTAATTAATGTTTATACAAATGAAGCAGGCGTAAGAAAAATTAAAGAAAAAATAGTTGAAATAGTTAGAGATATTAATTTAAAATTAATTCATACAAATGAATTTTTAATACCATATAAAATTACTAAAGAATACATTGAAAAATTATTTGAAAATAAACCTAAAATGAGAATTAAGAAGATTGGCAGTAAACCAGAAATTGGTTTAGTTAATGGTTTGTATGCTACAACAACAGGTGTAGGCGGATTAACTATAATTCAAGTTATGAAATATCCTTCTGATAAAATGTTAGAATTATCTTTAACTGGACAACAAGGTGATGTTATGAAAGAATCGTGCGAGTATGCCAAGCGAATTGCTTATAACTTACTTTCTAAAGAAGAACAAGACCAAATATTAAAAGATACAACTGATAAAAAACATTTTGGTATACATATACACACACCTGAGGCTGCAACTAAAAAAGATGGACCTTCAGCTGGTGCTGCAATGACTCTTGCTATTTATTCCGTGTTAACAGGAAAAAAAGTAAACAATGAAGTAGCATTAACAGGGGAAATTGATTTATGTAAAAATGTTACTGCTATTGGAGGAGTTTATGCTAAATTAAGTGGTGCTAAGAAAGCAGGAATTAAAAAAGCGTTAATACCAAAAGAAAATTTAGAAGACCTTGAAATTTTAAGAAAAGAAGGTAATTCTCCAGAAGATAAAAATTTTAAGGTTTATACAATTGAAACAATTGAAGATGTTCTTAAACATTGTCTTGTTTAATTTTATTTATAATTTTAGAAGTAGTATAATTCTTTGAATATTCAATTTCAATAAATTTATTTACACCTTTTGGATATTTAAAAAATTCAATTTGATTATTAGCATCATTTTTATTTGAAAAAGCATGAACAACATAATCTATATCATATTTTTCCATAAATTCTTTGGTTATTATTAAAGGTGAATCTTTAATAATTTCATCTACATAATCTATATGTTCAACAATACTATATCTATGTTCTTCATTTATAATAGGTAAACGTTTATAATTTTGAGCAACTTTATCACCAATTATACCAACAATTAAATGAACATCATTAGAAAGTTCTTTACATTTTCTAAATGATTCAAGGTGTCCAAAATGAAACAAATCAAATATTCCATCTATATATATTCGCATTATAATATATATAGATATATTTTTAAAATAATTGAAACTAAAATATTTAGACAAGTAATAATATAAATTATAATGGAATTATTCCTTAAAGAAACTACAACAAGTAATCAACTTTATAAAAATATAAATTTACCATTAATAGAGTCATATAGACCAAAAACTTTTAATGATATTTTATTAGATGATATATTAAAATTAAAATTTAAAAGTATTATTAAAAGTAAACAACTGCCTAATTTAATTATAACAGGTGAAACAAGTACTGGAAAAACATCAACTATATTGTATCTAGCTAGAAAAATATATAAAGATGATTATGATGATAATGTATTAGAATTAAACGCGTCAGATGATCGGGGACTAAGTATGATACAAAGAACAATTTTACCTTTTTGTAAAAAAAAAACAGTAAATAGTAAATTAATTATATTAGATGAAGCAGATAGTGTTACTCCAAAAGCTCAAAATTTATTAAATAATATTATTGCTGAATATAAAGAAAAAATTAGATTTATATTTATTTGTAATGATAATTATAAAATAAATGAATCTATACAATCAAGATGTATGATAATAAATTTTCCTAGATTAAATACAAATAAAATAAAAGAAAAAATTATTTTTATATGTAATAATGAATCTATTGAATATACTACTGAAGGTATAGATGAATTAATATCTTATTCAAATAATGATATTAGACAAGCTATAAATAATTTAGAATGTATATTATACACATTTAATAAAGTAGATGTTGATACTATTAATATATTAATAAATAAACCTAAAAAGTGTACTATAAAAAAAATTTTATTATTATGTAAAAATAAAAATTTAAATGAAGCATTAATTTTAATTAAAATTTTATATGATAAAGGACATAGTAGTAGTGAAATATTATTATGTTTTATGACATATATACAGAAAGATGATATAGATTACTTGAATGAAGAAGAAAAAATAAAATTGTACAAAATTATAAGTATATATTATATTAAAGTAAATAATGGTATAAATACTTTATTACAACTATATGGTTGTATATCAACTATTTACAAATTATTATTTTGTTAATTATAAATTTTGAAATTTATTATATAAAAATTCTATATTTTTTGTAATATTATTTTTTTTTAAAAATTTTACGAATTCTAGTAATTTTTTTTCATTTATACTTTTTTTTTTACTAATATATGTAAATAGTGTTTTACTTAATAAATTTTTAAAAATAATTTTTTTTTTTATTAATATTGTAAATAACTGTAAATAATCATCTATTATATTGTTTTCTTTTGAAAAATAGAAGTCTAATAAACTATAAATAAATAAATGTTTTTTATTATAATCGATACAAAATAAGTTTATAAATTCAATTACTTCAATTTGTGATTTTAAGTAATTAAATTCTTCAATAGTATTATTGATTTGAATTTGAAATATGTCTGTAATATTACATTCTTTTTCAGTAGAAATAGGTGTATTTACATATTCAATTTTTTTATTAATATTATTTTCTAATAAATTATTTAGTAATATAATATCTCTAAAATTTAAATCTAATGAAGTTAATTTATTCTTAATTATATCTTTATATTCTTCTTTATTAGGAACTAAATTAAACCAAAAGTATATATCTTCAATATATTTATTTTGATTTAATAGTATATTATCAACTACTGTCATATAATTATTAAAATAATTAAAATTATTAAGATTATAAATTAAATTTAATACATTTTTTCTATATTCATCAGACGTTATATCTAAAAATGAAAAATCATCTGTATTTTGACCATTTTGATATGTTACTTTTAATGATTTTTCAATTAAATTTAAAAAATATATTGGTAAATATTTTTTATTATAATAAATTATTTGAAATATTTGTGTTATAAATTTAATATAAAATTTAATAAAACTACTATCTTTTACTATTTTTATAAAAAATTCTTGTTGAACTATTTTAAAATCATTTTCATTTTCTACTGATATATTATTAATAAATTCAATTAATAATTTATTAATATTTGTTTCCGATACCTTATTTAAAATAAGAATTGTTTTATTTGAAATTTTATTTTTATTCAATCTAAATTTACTATTTTTTAAAATATTATTATTTTTTGATATTGTAACTTTATTTGATTTTGTTGTTGATTTTTTAAATAAATTAAGTATATTATCTATTATTTTTTGATCTAATATTAAATATTCGTTTTTACAATTTAATAATTGTGCTGAGTTCATTTATATTTATACATAAAATATATTCTTTATATTATTTAAAGTAATTTGTGTATTATTTATATGGTATACATAAATATTTATCATACAGTAAAACAAATAAATGAATCATAAAAATTATAACAGTTATTCTAAATGTATATAGTAATAATTTATTTTTAGTAAATGATTTATGAATATAATTATTATATTTAATTTGATGTGTAATAATAACACCAAATATATAAATTAAACTTTTATAAATCCATTCTTCAGTACAATCCATAACTAAAAAATTTAAAAAACCAGTAAATAATATTTTAGGTAATAAATCACTATCCATCATGCCTATTAAAGATGAAAATATTAAAGTTTGATAATTATATTGTTGATTGAAGAGTTTTAATAAAATTAGTATAATTATTGTATTTAATGTACCATACACACTCCATTCTTCTTTATCAAAAAATTTAAAACTTAAATTCATATAAATATATATATATACTTATAAAATAAATGAATAGATTAGATAAAGAAATAATTAAATTGAGTGATTATTGTAAAGAAATAAATTATGATTTAAAAGATTACCTTGGATATAAACACTTGAATAATTTATCAATTAGATTTAATTTTAAAAAAACTAATAATAATATTATATATAAAGTTAATTTTCAATTTAATAAATTTAAAAAAGAAGCCGAATATATACGTAAAAATAATATTGGATTACCTTTTGAATTAAATAATATAATAGCAAATTTTGTTGAAGAGAACTATTATATTAATTTAGATTTAGAACAAAATATTCCTGATAATTATCCATTTGAAAAACCAATATTCAAATTAAAAAAGTGTAATAGTAATATAAATGATTATACTGAAACTATTAAAAAATTATGTATTAAATTTAACAAATATGATAATTGGACTGCAATGATATTATCTTATATATTATTTTTAGATTTTATGATATTACTTAATAAAAATATCATAATAAACCTTTTGTCATTAAAAACCCAAAAATATAGATAGAGAACTGTCGTCAAATATAGTGTACATTCCGTTACCAGTAAAAAATAAGATATATCAGTTGTATATTTAAATCTATGAAGATACAATTACCTAACAATCCAAAAATACTATTATTCCCTAAAACTAATTATTATGCCTTTATTGATGTTTAAAAATTGAAAATTTAAATAATAAATACCATATATTAATTATAATAATGTCTGCAACTACTCAAACCTGCGTTCCTAATTTTACCTATATTGCTGGTCTTCTTGATACATCTGGATCAATGGCCTCAATGAATACTGCCGAACTGGCTCAAGGTGCTGAAAACCTTGTAAAAGACCAGTGTAAGGAAGGTTTCAAAGTCAAGTTTACCGGAGCACGATTCTCCGATAAGTTTGACTTTTTTGCTGAGAATATTGAAGGGAATGATGTCAAGATCACACCTGATATGATTACACCAAATGGTGCTACTGCTCTTGTTCCATCATTTGCTCGAATGATTCGTCATACTGAAGAAACTCTCAGCAAGATGGAGTTTACACCTGGAAATGTGGTATTTATTCTACTTTCTGATGGTGAACAGACTGTTGATTACCTACGAAATGGCGACGAATCAGATGTTCCATATACTGATGCGAATGGTGGAGAAAAGCGTCTAAAAGAACTAATTACCAAGTATCAAGATGAAGTTGGTTGGAAGTTTTTCTTCCTCGGAATGACTGGTGGCATTGATGCTGTTAAGACTGGTGCTAAGTTTGGTATCGCTAGCGGTACTTGTATGAACTATCAGTCAACAACTAAGGGAGCTCAATCCGCGATGCGTTCTGCAAGTAATGGCATTATGCGTTCTCAGATGGGAATGGATTATGAATTCACTGATGGTGAACGTGAAAATAGTGCTGAAGGAGTTATCCCACACACTCTATCGGAACCTTAATTTATTATTATAATTAATATAAAGATATATCTATATATTTATATTAATGGAACTTTCAAATGAATTATATAATGCACTTCAATTAAAATATCAAAGTGATATTGCTACCGCTAGAGCAACACTACAAATTTATTTTAACAACTGTGTAGGTATCGGCGAACATCCTTAACAATTAGAAGAGATGGATAAACAAATGGAACTATTGGCAACTGCAGAAGATAAACTTGGTAATTTACAAAAACATTTTCCACAATATAAAAAATAAAATATAAAGTAAATTAATGAATACATTTTTATTTTTACTATTTTTGTATATTGGTGTTTTAATAGTATATTTATTTACACCATATCCAAAGATTATAAAAAAATATCCACAATTAGATCAATTTAAAAATCATTTTGAAAATAATCTCTAGTTCTAATATGTACTCCTAAATCTTTAGCCTTTGTAACTTTACCTGTATCACTAACAGTTTTATCTTTTACTATTAATATATAAGTATTACTTGTAACAATATTAGTTATCGTTGCTCCTTCTGATTCTAGATATAATTGTAAATCTTTATCTCTAAACCCAGACATAACAATCTTTTTATCTTGATATTTACCATTATCATTACTTTTTTTTCGTTTTTGAATAGTAACATATTTTTTTATATCTTGATAAAAATCAATAAATTTAGTAAAATTTTTTACAAACATTTTACTAGTTTTTTCTTCCCAACCATTAATTATTTTTATTTTATTTATAAAGTCTTCCTCAGACCATTTTTCATAATTATTCATAATATTAGGATAATTATTTAATACTGATTTTACTCTTTCTAAACCCATCCCGTGTCCTAATCTATTAGATGCTGCCATTAAGTTTTCTATTGGGATATTTGTTATTGAAATTTTAACCGCCGTAATTAAATTTTGAGCAGACTTTTCCTTGAATCCTTCTACTTTTAAAATGTCTTCTTTAGTTGATTGTAGTATTTTTTTTATAGTATTTAATCCAGCATTAAATAGTTTTTCAACTACCCTTAATCCCATTCCTTTTGTATCTAATTTAGAGAAAAAGAAATGAATTTGTTTTATTTGTACATCAGAACATTTAAGATTACTACATATAATATCTACTTTTGATTCTGACCATTTCCATTCACCATCAGGTAAACTAAAAGTTTTAGATTTTTTAATAATTTTTTCTATTTTAGGAATAACATCACCACTTCTAATAATTTCTACAACCGTTCCTTTATTAATAAAATTATCTTTAATAAATTTCGCATTATTTCCAGTAACTCTTTTTATAGTAACACCTCCAATATTAATCGGTTCAATTAAAACGGTTGGTTTAATATATCCATCTTTTGATTTATTCCATTCAATATCAAGAACAACTGTTATAGCTTTTTGATCTTCAAGTACATCTTTAAAAGCAAAAGAATAATCAGGATTACCACTTGTATTTCTTTTATGTAAATCATTAGTTGTAATAATTATACCATCTATATCATAATGTGATTTTACTTTTCTTTTTACTAGATACTTTGATAAATATGCTAATTGTAAATCTTCTATTATTTTAAAATGTACGCAATGAAAATTTAACTCTTTAATAATATTAAATTGTTCAAGAATAGTTAAATTAGGATCAACCACTTCATATAATACTAATCTTGTATCTGTTGCTAGATTAGGATTTATATTTTTACTATTAACTAAACCAGAAACAGTATTACGAGCATTCTTTTTAGTAGCTTTCCAATTTTTATCAAAATGTTTTTTTGATATTATTAGTTCGCCACGCAATGCTATTAAATTTTTCTTCCCATTTATTTTATTTTTTTTACAGTATTTGGCTACTTTTTCATAAGATGGTACATTTAAATATTTTAATAATGGTGTAATTACAGTTCCTTCTGTTGATGTTCCACGTGTATATAAATTTACATTATTATTAGAATCATAAACAAGTAATGCTGATACTCCATCTAATTTTTCACTAGCAACTATAGTTGAATTATTCTGAATAAATTTTTTTTTCCATAAATTTAGTTTATTTGATGATGGTTTAATTTTATCCATACTACCAAGATTATAAGGTAATTTTACTTTATTTTTAGATTTTATTTTAGCACCAATTTGTTTTAAAATTTTACTTTTCGGATTTTTAACTTTTATTATATCTTCAATTATATCATAAATAGCGTCTGATATAACTGGTTGTTCATTTCTATACTTTTCATTCGCATATTTATATAATATTTCTAAGGTATCTAAGTCTAAATTATTTAAAAAAACAAATATATTTTCACTCACTTTTAATTTTTTTAAAATTGTATTTATATTATCCATATTAATTATATATTAAATATATATTTAATATACTTTTTTCATTTTTTCTATATATAATATATATCTACATCAAGTGATCCAAAACAAGTTGTTAATTATTGTTCAAATTAATATTATAATAGATGTTTTCTTAAAGCAACAAAATGTAAGATTCAGTAACATTCCTCTTTCATAAGAAATGTATAAACTTATTAATTTGAGATTTACAGATACAATTTTATTTTAAATATATATATAAATTATTTTCTATATTATTATAATGAGTAAACCGTTATCTACTTTTGTTCAAACACTTGTTGATGATCCTGCTTTTGTTGATTCAATTGAAGACAACATAAAAAACATCATGGCAGATGGAAAAGTTACAATGGCAGATATGCCTGAGATAATTGAAATGGCAACAAATTGTTATAACAATTTAAGTAAAGTTCATTTAACATATGAAGAATTACCTGATGTTTTAAAAGAGATTATTTGTTATATTTTAAATAAATATGAGTTAGTTCCAGAGGAAGAGGAAAAACAATTTATGAAAATGATTGATACTGGAATTAATCTTATAATGTTATCACCAAAAGTTAAAAAATGCTGTTTAAGCGTTTGGAATAAATTAAGTTGTAAAGGAAAAAAACAACAAAAAAAATAAAAAATCTAATTAAAAAATATTATTTAAATTAATGTAATACTTTTTAATGTTAAATATTCTAATTTATTCAAATTGTCAAGGTATTGGAATTAAATACTTTTTAAAAAAATCAAATTATATTTTAAAAAACTATAATATTCATCATATAAGAATGGATAATTTTATCAGAAAAAAAAAACAATGAAATTAAAATTTATAAAAAATGCTGATATTTTAATTTATCAACCATTAAATGAAAAACATAAAAAATTTAGTACAAATAATATTTTAAAATTAATAAAAACAACGTGTAAAACAATATCTTTTCCGTATATTTATAATAATTCATTTTATCCTATTAAAGGACCAACAGAGATTAACCAATCTCATTTTGGAAAGCATTGTCATATAATTTTTGATAATTCTGAATGTATAACAAATTTAATAGATAAAAAATTAAATTTAGATGAAATATTAAAATTATATCAAGAAAATAAAATTAATTTTAATTACGAAAAAAGATACAATAATACAATTAATATATTAGAAAATAGAGAAAAAGTATGTGATATTAAAATAATAGATTTTATAAAAAAAAACTTTACAAAAGAAAGATTATTTTTATTAGAAAATCATCCTACAAGTATTATTTTTATAAATATAACAAATCAAATATTAAAAATTTTAAATATCAAAGAATTAAAAATATTAGAGTATGGTATTAATGATTGTAATTTATCAGGGTATATTCCTCTGGATATATCATCAAAAAATTATTTTAATTACGAGTTTGAAATAGACAAAGATTGTGATAATTATTACAAACAATGTATAATAAATATTTTTAATTTTTATACACAAAATTAAAAATCTCTATTTTAATATATGAAAACAATTATACTAATAATAATTATAGCATTATTATTATTTTCAAAAAAAATAGTTAAAAAACCATCAGTTGCTACTTTTGTAAATAAAGATAATAATGATTTTAAATATTATCAAAAATTAGATCATTTAATAACAATTGATGAGACTAATAATGATATTAAATATTATCAAAATTCCGATCATTTAATAACAAGTCCAACAATTGATGAGACTAATAATGATAATTTTATTAAAGATATTCATCATGAAATGTTAGGACGTGTAAATGAAGAAATATCAGAAGAAAGATTAAATGAAATGCAAGGCTATGAACCAGAATTAGAAGATAATGTAGATTTCAAATATAGGGAACCTGAATTTATGAGAATGGCACAACCTTATTTCACTATATGAAACCTTATTTCACTATATGAAACCTTATTTCACTATATGAAACCTTATTTCACTATATGAAACCTTATTTCACTATATGAAACCTTATTTC